GTGAAAAATACTGCATTAAACAATCCTGTTACAGACACGACCAAAATTATTTTTCTTAGCGGAAAAGTTCCGAAACCGCTGATCAAATCAAATATTGAATATCATTTAACTATTAATCTAGGCTATGATAATGTACATTATACTATGAGAGAATTTGTTCAAAGACAGGAAAATTTGATATACTATTCAAAAAAACAAATACAAAAGGAATTTAATTTTGACGACCTGTAGGATAGTAATTAAAGATGAGGTTAATGTAAAAATTGAAAATCTAGATCTTGATACAAGAAAATACCTGGTCAAAAAATTTAAGTACGAGGACCCTACTGCTAGGTATAGACCAGCCTATAAACTGGGTAGATGGGACGGAACGGTGAGTTTTTTCGGACTAGGCGGCACTACATACCTAAGTATGCTACCTCAGGTGTTAGAGTATCTAGAAAATAAAAACTATTATGTAGAGTTAGATGATCGTCGGATATCTACTGAGCTAAAATTTGACGAAATTTTCGAAGATTTTTGGGGTGAAAAAACATGGCCTAAAGGACATAGGTTTGAAGGAGAATACATTAGACTACGTGATGATCAAGTAGAAGTTATTAATAAGTTTTTGACCAATCCTCAGTGTATTCAAGAAATAGCCACAGGTTTTGGTAAAACTATTACCACCGCGACCTTGGCGAAAATTTGCGAAAAATATGGTAGAACTGTTACAATAGTACCTAACAAAAGTCTAGTAGAACAGACAGAAGAAGATTTTATAAATGTCGGTTTAGATGTAGGTGTTTACTACGGAGATAGAAAGGAACTAGCACGAACTCATACAATATGCACCTGGCAAAGTCTCAATATTTTAGACAAAAAATCCAAGGAAATTGGCGAAGATTTAGAAGTTTTAACCTTGGCAGAACTATTGGATAATGTTCGTTGCGTTATGGTAGATGAAGTACATATGGCAAAAGCAGAAGTTCTTAAAAAACTTTTGACCTTTAATCTTAGTAGAGCGCCAATCAGATGGGGACTTACAGGAACTGTGCCAAAACAAGACTTCGAGTTTCAAAGTTTACGTGCTAGTCTAGGTGAAGTAGTACATAGAGTGGCTGCACACGAGTTACAGGAAAAAGGTGTATTAGCCAACTGTCATGTTAATATTGTACAGACAGCAGAATGGAAAGAGTTTGGCAGCTATGCAGAGGAACTAAAGTTTTTAGTTACTAATTCAGAACGTATGACCTATGTTGCCAGCCTCATTGACAAGATTGCAGAAACAGGTAATACTCTAGTTTTGGTAGACAGAATAGAAAGTGGTGAATTTTTAACAGAGAATTTAAAAGATGCAGTATTCATATCAGGCAGAGTTAAAACCAAAGATCGTAAAGAAGAATATAATGAAGTTGCGATTGCTGATAACAAGATTATTGTGGCGACTTATGGTGTGGCCGCTGTGGGTATTAATATTCCTCGGATTTTTAATCTGGTTCTTCTGGAACCCGGAAAGAGCTTTGTTAGGGTTATACAATCTATTGGGCGAGGCATTAGAAAAGCTGAAGATAAAGACTTCGTCCAAATCTGGGACCTAACAGCTAGTTCAAAATATGCTAAACGACATTTAACAGAACGTAAGAAGTTTTATAAAGAAGCACAATATCCATTTAACATTGAAAAGATAAAATACGTATAATGCAAATACTAACCCTTGATGATAAAATGTTCAGTCTTAATGAACTTCCAGAAGAAATAGATGAAGATCTAAGATTTGCTGTGCTAGATAATAGCGACAGTCAAAATCCAGACTATTTCTTTATACCTCTTATATTTTTAGAAAGTTTTACTGGACCAGCAGTAGTTCTAAAAGTGGGCCCGCATGAAATCACTATGCCCTTAGATTGGTGTACAATAGTAGGTGACCCAGAAGGACCTGAAATGGAAGTTCTTCCACTGACCAGTCTAAATGATAGAGGATTTAAAACCTTCTGCTTTAACCCATTGAGTAGTTTTAGGCCGGAGTTTCACGAGATAGATATTGTGGATGTCTATCAAGATGTGAAATGGTATTTTCCTAAAATGCGCAGTGGTCAACTCTTATGTACTCCGCTTCATACAGGTGAAAATCCTCTATGCGCCTACTTTGTAAAAGAAGTAAGTAGGCAAAGTGAAATCATTGATTATACGAAATGTTGGTGAAACTATGGGACAACTAAAAGAAGGAGTAAGTTATGTATATGAAAGTCCGGACGGCGGAGAAACTATCTATGCCAGAGAGTTCGGAGGGACTGAACGACATCTAATCAGCATCAGCCTTAACCGTAGGCAGCAAGACAAAGAATTGGCGGATAGACAGCTATGGGACGATATTAGAAAACAGTCTGAAACAAATGAGGCCTTGAAAACGGCGCTAGAACACTGTATACTATTGTATTACATAGGTAAAAATGGCAGCTAAACTAGACATCAAACGTGAACTGAAAGCCGTAGATCAAAAAGACTACGATTTTTACGCTAATCTCACAGATGAAGAACGCAAGGCATTTAGTCCATATATTCTCATGCGCTACACCAGTAACGTCAAACAAGATACTGATATACAAGAATGGTTTGTGGAAATGACCAATGAATGTGTGAATAAACATCATTGGCAACTGAGCAAAAATCATAAAGAATTATTGTGGAAACTATTTGCTGCCACGGGAACAGGTATTAGTTGTTATCATCCTTATTTGGCAGCAGGTAAAAAAGAAAAAGTTAACAAAATAGAAAAACTTTTGGCAGAACTTAATCCAGCAATGAAAATCTCAGAAGTAAAAATGTTGGCTAAGATGATGGATAAAAAAGACTGCGAAGAACTTTTTGATGCCATGGGTTTCGATCGTAAACAACGTAAAGAATACGAATGATTGCCTTGGTAGAACAACCGTTTAACTGTGTGCATTGCGGCAAGAATTTCATGAAAGAAAAAACTCTTGTTGCTCATATGTGCGAACGTAAACGTCGTGCTCTACAGCGAGATGAAAAACGTGTACAGGCTGGATTCATGGCCTATAATCGTTTTTGGCAACTTACACAAAACAGTAAGAAGACTAAGAGCTATGACGACTTTGCAGATAGTTCTTATTATAATGCTTTTGTAAAGTTTGGTAGTTTTATCAATAATGTAAACCCACTATATCCGGACAAGTTTGTAGACTGGATTATAAAGAGTGGAGCCAAACTAGATAACTGGTGCAAAGATCAACTCTACGAACAATATCTTTATGAAACACTAAAGACTGAACCCGTGGAGAGTGCTGTGCAACGTACTCTGCAGACCATGATGGAATGGGCAGATGATATGAGTGCTAACTTTGTACATTACTTTATGTATGTCAGTCTTAACAGAGCAGTGCATGATGTTCGCAACGGTAGAATCAGTGCTTGGATAATTTTAAATACTAAGTCAGGGCATAAGATGATTAACAACATGAGTGATGAGCAGTTAGACATGATTGCACCCGCATTTGATGTTGCACATTGGCAGCGTAAATTTAAAGAGTCGCCCGCCGATGTGGCCTTGGTTAAGGAAATCTGTAAGGAGGTAGGAATAGAATGAATCAACGTGTTAAAGATTTCTGTCAAGGACACGACATACGAATAGTTGATAAAAACAAACGTGTAGAAAAGGTCCGACCTTTACAACTTAGGTATTTCACTAACTCAATGGATTATAATGAAGTTAAACAAGATTACATTTATTTCGATACAGAACAATTATATACCGTAGAAATTCGTGAGAGCGAACTAGTAAAGATAGCGGAATTCGAAAGTGAAGTGTTTAACCATATGCGTCAACGTGGACACTATGACATGTTTAACTGGATTATGGAACAGAAAGAACGTGAGAAATATTTGAAAGAAAAATACCCTGCTGTGAAAAAAGCCTATGAGCAATATAGCCTAATGCTTAAAATGGCAGAAGCGGGAGAACTATAAATGCCCGACATTGACATCGACTTTGCAGATAGATCCAAGATTTTAAATATCATTCGTCATGTTCCGGCAAGTATTAGTTACGACAAAAAACACAATACAGGTGTATATGTACATAGCATTCCTATACATCCTTTATCAGGTGCTAGTAGCATACCATATCAAGAAGCCGAGCAAAGAGGATACTTTAAAATAGATTTTCTAAACGTAGGCATATATAAAGATATTCGCAACGAAGAACATCTCAACTTACTACTGAATAAGGAACCATTATGGGATTTACTGGAACAGGACGATTTCGTCAACTTGCTATTTCACGTCAACGGACATGGTTCGATCTTAAGAAGTAT